ACCTAACCTAACCTAACCTAACCTAACCTAACCTTTTGAGTTTCGCTTCGCTCAACTCAAAAACCTAACCTAACCTAACCTAAACTAGGATCGGTCGGACCTTCGGCCCTCCCTCTGCACCGTAGGCAAGTCCCTTTGCGTTTATTAAACGGTATTCATTATCGCACTCTGATCCTTGTTCGACATAGGAGCATAGTACTGATACTTGCGAGTAGAATAAAATAACAAATTAACTGGCATAGCTGTAACCGGAACAGGTGGATCTGGACCATCTAGACCTGGTTCTCCATAGACTTGAATAAAGTATCCGTGAGTAACACGAGGAATAAACAACTCTGACCGGACATTATTAGCTTCAATCGTCCGATTACGAGGATCCTTCAATATCCACGAAACCATATTACCTGGTGCTATGATATACTTCTTCCGACGGAGCACCTTGAACGTAGAACAGAAACGAGGAGATTGGAACGGCGTAGTGCCTACTTGGAACTGCGACTGAGGCCCAACTCCAATAGTAGTTCCCTCTTCAGGATCATTAACTTGAGTCTGCTTCTTGAATCCAAGCTCGTACACTCCAGAAGCACAATTATAAACATCAGAATTCGTTTGAGCATGCTGCTTACGACAACGGACATAGTAAACTTCAACTATAGCCTTATTCAACCCGTAATTCTTCACTGCCACTTCCAACTGAGCCGACTCGAACTGCAACTTCTTCTGAGTATTCTGATTACCCAAAATAGACATATCATTCGCCTGATCAAATACCGCTGTCCCTAAATGATTCCGAAAAATCTGTCCAAGGTCGGCGGCGTGCAGATTCACGCTCCCGTCTGCTGGATACAACAACAGTTCCGTAAATGCACACGAACCTGCGAGAGTAGTAAGGGAATTCAAACGACGGAAAATAATCTTCTTCAATCCTTGTTGCTGCTTCAGAGTAACCGCGTTTACCTTTCGAACGAACCGAACCCATCTCTTCTTGCGACGACGGTTCATCCGCCGGAAGCGGTAGTCCGTTTTAAAATCATTGTCGTACGTCAGGGGCGCCGACTCACTCGATCTCTTGTTTTTTGTCTGAGTCCTCGTTCTTGAAAAACCCCTATACAATTTTAGTCCCGTGCGTACCGCTGCACCGATCCGGCGCATGGGACCACGTGATGACACCCGACGACGGCGTGACACTGCCATGGTTGCTATAGCTACCCGATCACGTTTTTTCCACGGGGATCCGAGCTATTTAAGGCCCAAACGGTGTGGGTCACCTTAAGCTCTCGGCGTAGAGTAACATTATACGCCGAGATTCGGTGACCGCTCGGTGACTCCCATTTTTTCGACCGCTCTTTCTTCCTAGCCATGCCACGTGCTCGCCAGGACCGTCGTGACCGTCGTGGCCGCTTCCACATCCGCGCTAAGGCCTTTTTCTTGACTTATCCGCAAGTACTTGATACGGAGATCGACGACTTCTTCGTGTACTTTCGTGATGACTTCGTGCACGGCGCTTCCAACACCAAGCCACAGGACGTGCTAGTGGCCAAAGAGACCCACGAGGATGGAAACCCGCACTTCCACATCTTCTTGCGCTTCAACGCCCGTTTGGACATTCTCAACGAGCGTGCCTTTGACTTTGGAAACCATCATCCCAACATCCAGTCGGCCCGTTCCCCGAAGGCCGTCATCGCTTACTGCACAAAGGAACGCAACTTTCGTGCCACCTTTCCAGTGGAGATCAAACTTTCCCCTCTCGAACTGCTCGAGGAATGCGAAAACACCCAGGAATTCTTGCGCAAGGCTCTCGCCATGAAACAAGGTTGGAACAATGCTCGTTCGTTCAACTCCCTCAAGTCAACCGCGGACAACCACTACGGCGAACAGAATGCGGCTGCCAAGGTATTCGATCCAGTTTACCAATTAGACACGTTCTTCAACATTCCTGACGCCGTCACAGAGTTCCTTCACGATATCCGCGAACGACAGCCAGGAGGTCGCGATCGAGTTAAGTCGCTTTGGCTTTGGGGAGAGTCCCGACTCGGTAAGACAGCGCTGGCGGAAAGTCTCGGAAAACATTCGAGAATTGCCAATGTGTGGAACTTCGAATCTCTTGATAAGACGGGCACGGCGGAATATCTCATCCTGGACGATCTGTCCTGGGAGTCGATCCGTTACCAATTCAAGAGTCTGCTTGGTTGCCAGCGAGATGTTTCCTTCACAGGAAAGTACAAGCAACCGACATCCTTTAGATTCGGAATCCCAGCCATTGTGCTCACTAATGAGCTTCCCGAGTTCACCAGAGAAGAACTCCGATGGCTCGATTTAAATGTTGTATTTGTTAACATTACTCATACTTTGTATCAACCCTAATTCATTATAATATGAATCACTTTTCATTTTTTATACTAAAACTTTATCAGTAACTGCTTTTGCAGGAGCCCTAACCTACCTAACCTAACCTAACCTAACCTAACCTAACCT